ACTTCTCTTGACTGTTCTTCTACAGTCACAATGTAAGGGCATGGTACACCCTCTTCTTCAATATCAAGATAACAATGTTGTTCCAGTATAACATACTGTGGATCATTATCATATGATGGACTAATACCTAGAATATTATCTATCTTGGTTGCAAACCCTGAAGAGGAAAGCTGAGATGGTGATGGTAACTCAATGTCTTTGTAGACACCAGCCATCATATCCAGTTTCATATCTACTGGGCTTTTATGTATTACATGTGTATAACGATCTGCATTTCTAAGATCACTTGCGTAGTAAGATACATAGAACTGATCTATTGGTATAAATTCTGATACAGGCCGCTTTAGTGTTGAACTATAGTAAATCTTTTTAAAGGCTGACCCTATGAGTGGGAGATGAAAAAGCATTCTTTCAAATTCATCAAAGTACTCAGGCATCTGTTCCGTAAGCTGAAAGTTCATGAAGTTCTGAACTCTGTTGGACTGCATCTCTTTCTCTGGTGTAGCTGCACCAAGTATCTGTGCCTTGACAGGACCAGTAGCAGGGAACAATTCACCTGAAGCTTTTGATTGAAACTTAACAGCCGACTCAATTAGAAGAGGATGTACAGCAGTACACGCACCTTCAAAAGGTTCTGAGCCTTCTTCCAGCTTCAGACCAAGTAGGTCAAAGCCTCTCTCAAACATAGACTCCCATTCAGCACGACTATCTTTATCTGCATTAAAGTTTTCAATTACATCAGCAGAGATACTTTGTAGAGTTTCTTCATCTAAGTCTTCACAAAGATCACCATACCATTCACTGATTTCTTCTGAAGGTTCCATTACAGCTTCTTCTGAAGAAAAGTCTACAATAACACCACCATCAGTAGGATCAATCTCAATAGACACATTGGACTGTTCTTCAGGAACCATTGCAATAACATTAGTCTCTGTTTCAGGAATCATATCAAAAGGATTACGTTCTGTTGCCATTATCTATAATATCCTTGTTGTTGTCCAAAGCCACCAAAGCCACTATTAAATGGTTGTTGAGTGCCAAAGGGTACAGGACTTTGCATACCAAATCCCTGCATACCTTGTTGTAAACCTTGCAGACCTGTAGGTTGTAGTTGTTGTCCCATCATAGGTTGATAAATTGGATTTGTCATATCAGGTAATGGCACAGGTGAAGGCAAGAATGTTTTCTCTGGACCTTTTAAAGCATAGTTATAATCACTGGGAGAGTTTGGTGGATTCCAAATAGAACTGCCGGGATTAGTTCTTTCAATGCTCCAACCTCCTCCTAGATCACCTATACCAAGACCAGTATATCTCTTACCCTTTTCATAAGCTTGCTGTAAAAATTCCTGTTCATTAAAATCTGACCATTCTCCCGATGTACCTGTGTTATCAATTTCACGGCTGATACCCCATTCTGTTGATTTAGCACCTTCTGGGTTTACAGTTATTTCACCTGTTTCTGGATTACGTACTAAACCACCGGGTAAAGGGGTTGTATCAAGTTTAAAAGGTTCAGGCTCTGGTTCAGGAGCAGGTGTATCTGGTGTATTAACTGGATCATAAGGATCAGGCTCTGGAGGAGCTACATAGTCAAATCCAAAATCTTCTTGTATATTACCTTGTGCATCTCTTACTTGACCTTCTTCATCTCTATAAAAACCACCACTAGCTTGAAGTGCTTCACGCTCTGCTCTTGTTTGAGGAGCTTCATCTAGTTCTGAAATCCTACGTGCTTGTATATCTCTAAATGCTTTCTCAGCAGCAGCTTCACGCACAGGATCATATATTATTTTAGGCTCTGGAGGTGGAGGAGGTGGCTCTGGTTTAGGCTCTGGATATGGAGGAAAAGGTGGCATTATTGTCCCCGGCGGCATGGTAGGTCCGGGCAACAAAGGTTCAGGTTCGCTTCTACGATCACGTGGTAGCTGATTAAACACACCACCCGGCATAGCTATACCCATTTGTGGATTAGCAGCACCA